AAATTATAAAAAGCGGATTATAATAATTTGTGTAAAAAAGTTCTCAAAAAAGGGGAAAACGCTTTAATGAATAAAGTAAGAGAAATCCGTAAGGAAAGAGGAATGTCGCAGGAGCTTCTTGCAAAAAATACAGAGATTAGCCGTAAATATCTTTCTATGATAGAAAGACAAATCGCCACGCCGTCAATATCCATTGCAATGAGAATTGGCGGAGCATTGGATGTTTCTATTGATAAGATTTTCTTTGATTTATCCTCAGCAGAATCGGCTTCGTATCCTAAACCTGTGCGCTTTATTGATTTGTTTTGTGGTATAGGAGGCTTTAGATATGCGTCTCAATATGCTTTTGATAAATTGGGATTAGAGGGAGAGTGTGTATTTAGTAGCGATATAGACAAGTATGCACAAATGAGTTACGAAGCCAATTTTGGCGAGAAACCTGCGGGCGATATTACGAAAATCAAGGCGTCTGAAATTCCTGATTTTGATATTTTGTTTGGTGGTTTTCCATGCCAGGCATTTTCAATTTGCGGTTTGCAAAAGGGATTTGAGGATAAGACAAGAGGTACGCTTTTTTTCGATATAGCAAGAATTATCAAGGAAAAACAGCCTCAGGCATTTGTACTTGAAAATGTAAAAAATCTAGCTAGTCACGACAATGGTAAGACCTTAAAAACAATTTTGGAAGTTCTGAGAGATGAATTGGGTTATCATGTAGATTATCACCTACTAAATGCGCTTGATTTTGGTTTGCCACAAAAGAGAGAACGTATTATTATTATAGGTTCTAGGAAGCCTTTTGTGATGGATTGGAAGTTCGATATAGAGAAGAAAAAATCGTTAAATGATATTTTGGAGAAAGAAGTAGAAAAAAAACATTATGCTTCTCCTGAAATAGTGGCCAAGAGAAAATCCATGCACACTGCATCGGTCTATCCGTCAATATGGCATGAGAATAAATCAGGCAATATCTCGTCCTATCCATATAGTTGCGCCTTGAGAGCAGGCGCAAGTTATAATTATCTTTTGGTAAATGGGGAAAGACGGTTAACTCCAAGAGAAATGCTTCGGTTACAAGGATTTCCAGATAGTTTTAAGATGGCTGTATCTGATACGCAGACACGAAAACAAGCGGGTAATGCAATCCCCGTGAATATGGTCGCAAAGGTAATTGAAAAGTTTTTACCGCTGGCGTTTTGATTTGATGAACAAGGGCGTGGAATTTTGGCGAAAAATGTGGTAGACTGTATCTTGTATAAGTTTATGTATGCGGAGGGATACCATGAAAGAGCCAAGACTAAGAACTGTGAATAAGGCGGTAGCACCGTTTGAGTTGAATAAATTTCCAGCAAAATTCATTGATACATTGGCGAAAGAGATTGTATATATGCAGGCGACAAAATCTTCTATGTCGTTAGAAGGTAATGATTGGGAGCAGATTTTTGCAGAGTGTATTGGTGCAGAGTGGAAACCGTCTAATGTAGGGTTGGATGATGTTGTTTTGGATAACTGCTGCTGGGGAGCGAAAACTGTTTTTTCCTCAAGGAATATTGAAAGACAGCAGATAGTAAGATTAATTTCTGGACGAAATTCTCCTACATATAGTTATGGCGTTGATAAGCTGACAGGCGAAAATCCGAATGAAATCGGAAGATTAGTTCTTGATATATGGAATGAGCGTGTTTCAGCAGTAAGACAGATTTATAAATTTGTGCGAACCGTTGTTTTGGTAAAATCAAAGGATTATTCGGACTATCTTATATTTGAATTTGACACGATAAGGTACGATCCAGAATTATATCGTTTTGAATGGAATGCAAGAATGAATTTAGAGGGATACGAGAAGTCCTCAGGCACTCATAAATTCACGTGGCAACCGAGTGGAAGTCAATTTACGATTCTTGAGGATATTCCTGAAAAAAGGTTGCATATTTCTATAAAGAAACCTGAAAAAGTAGCTAAGGAGACAATTTTGGAAGCGGTAAATTTTGATAGCAGTTGGTATCGGATTGTTTCCGACCATAGAGAAAAATAGAGCTATGGCAGACGTATTTGATAATAAAAAACGATCTGAAATTATGAGTAAGGTGCGTTCAAAAAATAATAAGTCCACAGAACTGAAATTAATAGAGATATTCAAAGAATATGGGATTACTGGTTGGAGACGAAATTATCCAGTGAAAGGACATCCTGATTTTGTATTTTTGGATAAAAAAATTGCAATATTCGTTGATGGTTGTTTTTGGCATGGTCATGATTGCAGGAATACCAGACCTTCCGATAATGCGGATTATTGGGCGAAAAAGAGGGAGCGTAATATGAAACATGACAGGGAAATTACGGAAATGTTCCAGCAACGAGGGTGGACGGTCATACGGATTTGGGAATGTGAGTTGAGGAAAAAATACCGACAGAAGCTTGTTGGAAAGTTAACAGGGGTATAACATCATTTTAGTTTTTGTTAAGGTCATCGTTTATGTCACCTAAAAACCATGTTATTACTCTGTGCTTCTGTCATTTTGCTATTTTTCGGTATTTCAGAGTTGAAAATTTATGGCATCCTCAAATTTGCACACAATTCACAGTGCATCTATGTTATAATAATAAAGTGAAGAACAATGATTTTAGGCGTCTGCTACGGCAGGCGTCTTTTCTGTTATTTAAGCCCAGGCTAGTTCCTGGTGTTTTTTTCACCCTGAGTATGGGAGGTGGTGGGAGTATGGAGTTTCAGGGCTACCTGTTAAAAATAAATGGGAGGGAGTTCCCAAATACATTTATTAGAGCTGAAACCTATAAATCAACTCCTAACCAACAGACAGACCAGGACGATTATACGGATGGATATGGGGAGCTGCACCGTAATATTTTGCCTCATACATCTACAAAGATTGAGTTCAATCTTATACCATTGGATTTAGCTGGAATAATAGTGGCACAAACATACCTGATTCCCCGGATAAAATTGTCAGTTGAATATTGGAATGATGAAGATAACATGTATAGGGTTGGTCGGTTCTATATTCCAAGCATACAATACACAATTCGTCACGTGGACCGTATTAAGAAAAACATTAAATATGCTGAAACCAGGGTGGCATTGATTGAATATTAGCCAGGAGGTGGTAAGGTGCTGGATGTACCAGAGATTATCAAGCAACGGTGCCGTGAGGACAATAACAGGACAGAAACAGTGAGACATCTGGAACTGTCCTTTTTTGATGGCGGGATAGACTCCTTATATCCATCAAATGACCTATACCCTGCATATGACCTGTATCCTGCTGATGCTGGGGCGCCATGGTTAACTATTGGAATGGACCAGATATGTGCAGAGACGTTGAATCTTACTGAAAGTATATCATCTGGTAGCAACATCATTTGGGGGAGCTGTGAGGCTGCTAAATTTGTGATTACTGTTGCTGGCATTGAGGATGAAATGGTAAATCATGAGTTTACTGCCTCGTTATCCATTGGAGATTATAGGATGGCCTACGGAATCTATATAGTCGATAGTGTAATTCGGTTACAGGCAGACCGGACGAAGCGAAAAATCACGGCTTATGACCGGATGATTAAGTTTGATGTCGATGTATCTGATTGGTATCATGCCATGTACCCCACGGACGATGCCACTCATACGGTTAAGGAGTTACGGGACAGTCTGTGTGATGAGATAGGGGTTCCGCAGAAGCAGACAGTGCTTATCAATGATGGGTTGGTGGTTGGCAAGACAATCAGTCCTGAATCATTATGTGGCCGGGATGTGCTTAGGGCTATCTGTGAGATTAACGGCGTGTTTGGGCATTTTGACCGCACGGGGACATTGGTATATATAAGCCTGCAGGATACCGGCCTATATCCATCTGATACCCTGTACCCTGGTGATGACCTGTATCCACAATCCGGGTGGGCTGCGGCGGAGGAACTGGAATATTATAGGTCCATTACCTATGAGGATTATCTGATAGATGGCATTGACCGGGTACAGGTCCGGCAGGAAGAGGGGGACATAGGTGCCGTGGTCGGCTCCGGCGGTAATGCCTATGTGGTGGAAGGAAACTTCCTGACCTATGGCCTTGGCAGCGCAGACCTTACAAAACTGGCATGGTCCATATATGATACCATTGCCGGAAAGACATACCGTCCAGCTAAAATAGTCTCATATGCCATGCCCTGGATTGAGGTTGGAGACGGGGTGCGGGCCATCACCACGGACACGGAGATTGCCACATTTGTCCTTACCCGGACTATGAGCGGCATCCAGGCTATGATGGATACCGTGGAGGCCAAGGGGACCAAGACACAGGAACAGGAATTTGGAATCCAGAATGAGATTATCCAGCTTAAGGGTAAGACAGCCGTCATAGTACGGAGCGTGGATGAGGTGTCTGCCACAGTGACAGACTTGGAAAAGCAGACAGCGGCCCAGATTAAAGTGGTATCTGACAAGATTACCGCAGAAGTTAAAAGGGCTACGGACCAGGAAGTAGAACTGGCAGGAAGCATAAGTGTCCTGGCAGGGCAGATAGAAGCTAAGGTAAGCCGTGGTGATTTGATAGCATCCATTAACCTGGAAGTCAATAAGGCTGGTTCCTGCATTACTATGGAGGCTGGGCATTTTGTCTTTAAGGGCAGCAACTTTTTTGTGAACGCGGATGGCTCTGGTGGTGCAGCCAACGGTAACCTGACCTGGGATGCATCTGGTGGATTGGTAGCCAAAAATATCAAGCTGATAATGGCAGATATATCCGGGACAACAAACTCCAGTTCCATTGGTGTCAGTACGATGAGTGCCCAGAATGCAAATATAGACCGCCTGACAGTTAATGGAACATCGGATATGCGGGACATTGTGTCCGGTGACATATATGCAGATGATATACAATGTACCCAGATATACAGCAGCAGGGCAGGCGAGTGGTGGAGTGACCGCCGGATGAAGAGTGATATCAATCCTATTTCCCCAGAGGTGGCGCTTACTGTCACAATGGCGTTAAGGCCAATGACATTTTATATGGCGGGTGCCAATGAAAAGGATATGGGTTTTGTGGCTCAGGATGTAGCGGACATAGAATCTGACTTACCGCTGTATACCATGTTGAACGGGTTTTACGCCCTGCCATACACAAGCTATGTTGCGCTGCTGGCCGGGGCTATACAGGCACAGCAGGAACAAATTAATAAGATGCGGGAGGTACTGAATGCCTAATAAGGAAATGGTGATATACAGTCAGAAGGACATACTGGTGATTGGAAATCTGATAAATTCCCTGGAATTTAAAGGAGTGGAGGCGGCGCGGAAGATAGCAACAATAGGGACATTGCTGGAGACAGGGCAGCCGCTGGAGGATTATCTCAAAGAAAGGAGTGATAAGGATGGGACTACTGAGCAGGATGGGCAGGGCGGCAACGGAACTGTCTAAGTACTATTATCCGTTTACCTGGAGGAATAAACCAAGTATCGAATCTCCTATCAATGAAGTGCATCTGAACCATATAGAGGACGGTATCAATGAGATGGATAACCGTATCCTTATTCTGGCCCAGGATAAGGCGGATGCAACGGATATAGCTAATGTTTTTGTGGACTTCGCAATGGATGATACCACAGGCGTAATGACTTTTACGCGGTTCGATGGGTCAAAGGTGGAGCATGATTCTGCCGTAGAGAAGATTGCACTTAACTGCTATCTGGAGGATGACAACTTTGTCCTGGAACTGGCTGACGGAACCAAACAGAAAGTATCGTTGAGTAAATTTATTGATACCTACGAATTTTCCAGCACAGATACAATCCGAATTACCGTGAATGGAAAGAATATATCTGCTGAAATCCCGGATGGGAAAATCACCTTGGCAAAGCTGGAGCCTACCATCATGTCAACTATCCGTCAGTACACCCTGGACGCACAGACCGCTCAAGGTGTGTCGGAGCAGGCTGCAGGTACAGCTCAGGGATGGGCCATCGGCGGAACCGGGTTTGAGGATAACAACGCAAAGCATTATGCCAGTAGGTCACAGCGATATGCAGTGGGCGGAGTGGAAGAAGGGGATACGGAGGATAATGCCAAGTATTATTGTCAGCAGGCACAGGCAGCCGCAGAACAGGCAACAGAAGTAGCCGGATTTGATGGCACGGCATCCACTGTATCAGCCATAGATACCCAGGGGGTCGCGGTCAGGAAAGCATCCGGCACGGGACATGTGACCATGACGGACGCAGCGGAGCATCCCCTGCTAAACCTGGATATAGCTGGGAAGAGCGAACAGATGGTTACGACCGGGGCGCAGTTGCTGGACTTAGTGGATACGACAGATATAAGTGCCGGTGGAGCTGCCATTAGCGGAGATAGTGGAGCTTATACAATATCCGGCACCGGAACATTGACTGGAGCCTTTAGTGCAAGTTACAGATTGGATTATTTAAAAAGTCAGTTAAAGCCTGGGAATCTAACATTAAGAAGCGACCTGACAATCCCCAAAATGTATGTACGTATATGGGACGGAAACACAGTATTTGCGGAGATGCAGGGAAACAGCACAAAACAGATAACCCAAGACATGATTGACAATGAAAATGTGCACGTAGAATGCTTTTTTCACGGAAACGCTGGAAGCACCATCACGCCTGGAACATATCATCCCATGCTGTACCAGTCCGGTGATGGAACCTGGGAACCCTACACCGGAGGCAAGCCATCCCCCAGCCCGGAATATCCACAGGAGATTGTGAGTACGGATATCACAGCGGTGACGGTGACGGGGGCGCAGTTGCTTGATGCCAGTAAAATACCAGATAGAAGCAGTGGGGGAATAACGGTCACTAATACAAGCGCAGGTAGTATTATTAGTGGTGACGGACCTATTACTACCAAGTTTGATTTACGAACAATACTAACCCACGAAGAAACTATGGGATTACTCGGAAATGAAAGAACGTTTACGTTATCTTCCGATACAGTTGTCTATCCTTATTTCTTTTTCGGCTTTTATGATAAAAATGGCGGGGTAATGAATTTACAATTGTCAGGAATGACTCAAGTCACAAAGACACTACCTGATGTGGCAGATATTGATACTTTATATGTCCAATATGGGTATTTCGGAGATAAGGATGTATCAATAGTTGCCGGTGAACAGAAAGTAATGTTAAATACCGGGACCACAGCCCTCCCCTGGCAGCCCTACCAGTCCAGTACCGCAGCCATCACCCTGACGGAGCCGTTACGCGGTATCGGGGATGTACGGGACAGGATAATGTGCAGGGACGGTGTGTGGGGGATTGAACGGAAGATAGTACCATTAATCCTCAATGGCAGTGAGGCTTGGCATCAGTTTAACACCAGTGGTTCTAAGTCATTTGGTGCAGCAGACTTCGATAGTCGGATAAAAATTGATTCCGCTCTCTTATGTGATAGATTAAGCGAGGATGTAACTAATAATGTATGGATTGGGAAACGTGATAATACCATTGCCACATCAGGAAGTAGTACAAGATATATAAGGATATTTCTGAATAGCACTGCCACGTTAGATACCCTTAAAGCCATGTTGTCAGCAGAACCAATGCATGTAATAGCAGAGCGAAAGTCACCCACCTGGGAACCCCTCCCCTCCGCAGCCCAGTCCGCCCTGAACGCCCTTACCACCTACACCGGCACCACGCATGTAACCGTAACCGCAGGAGGGCCGGAACCGGATGTGGGGCTGGAGTATTTTGGACAGCCAGGGGATAAGGTGACAGTACAGGACATGTGCGATTCATTTTCCGCTCCTGGATTTGATGATAGTGGTGTTGTAGAGGAGATAACAAGCTTCCAAAGTTTTTATGATAAGTTTGTCAGCGGGATGAAAATAAGGGATTTTTTCAGGAATTTAAAAGCCGGCCTAAAATTTGTCTTACACACCGGACAGCTTGTCAATAATGGATTATGCAATGAGCCTGGAAAATACCCATTGGACGCGGCGTATGGAAGGACGCTGCTCGAGATGATTGGGAACACGGCGAATCTGCCTGGAGGAGCAGCGGATATTGTCAGTGCCATTGTTACGCAAAATAGCAATTTATCAGGTAAAACGAATACCAGTGACTTTAATAATTTGAAAAACTCAATTGTTATGGTTAATGTCACTGGATTTGCAATTGGAATTGATGGTAATAATGTTATAATCCAGTGGTTGACCGGAGCGAATCGAGAATTTGGCTATGCACTCAATATTGGAACCACGGATGGCACGATGCAGTTTTTCTATCGTGAGAATGGTACGTGGAAACCCTCATGGAACAAATAATCACTTGGTCCATTTACGAGTCCAGGTTTTACCATCGTAGTAATCATAAAAAATCTGGGTATCGTTCATCCCGAGTGATAATATAACGCCGTCCCCATATTGCTGCTGAAAAGACCAGTTACCATCACCTGCGTAAGCAATGATTTTAATCGGGCCACCACTCAGTTCCACTTTTCCATTAGCCGCCGCCGCAACATTGGATACATTTGTCAAGTCACTACTATTGGCTTTTTGGCTTAAATTGCTATTTGTGATATGAAAGAAATGAAAAGTAACCGATAAACCAGGTCCCTAGATGGGGCTTATTTTATTGCCCGGCGGGATGCCGGGAGAAAGGAATATTATGAAAGATACATTAATTTTGAAGGACGGAACCGTCATTGAGTTGGAGGCCGGGGCATCCTTTGGGTCGCTGCAGGTACTTTCCGGGGACAAGGCAACCATGGTGTCCACCTGGGATAAGCTGACCAGGGACAACCTGTCCAGCGTGCAGGTTAAGAACGGGGAAGGGGAGGTAATCGGTAATGATACCGACCTGCTCCTGGTGTCGGAAACATCCGTGGTACAGGAGGATGGAAGCATACTCACGACTTATAACCTCCGCCAGAAAACAGAGATGGAGAAGCTTCTGGAGCGACTGGCTGCGGTTGAGGAAGGACAGCAGATACAGGACGGGGCCATAAATGATGTAGCTACGTTGACAGGACAGCTTGCAGGGAAGTTGGCAGGAACGGAAGGAGGGCAGGAATAATGGGCAGGTTTTGTGGAATCAAGATCAGGGCAGGTGAGATGTCAATTGATGATGTACAGGCATGGTGGCGGCCGGCAGTAGAAGAATGGCTGAAGAAAAATCCAGAATAAAGGAAAGATGAGGTAAATGACATGCAGATACCCACGGATATCATGGTGGCCCTCATCGGCCTGGCAGGTAGTGCATTTGGGGCTTTTATTGGCGTCCTGGCATCCGCGAAGCTGACCAATTACCGGATTGAGCAGCTGGAAAAGAAGGTGGATAAACACAACACTGTGATTGAACGCACATACAAGCTGGAGGAGGCACAGGCGGTCATACAGGAACAGATTAAGGTTGCCAACCATAGGATTGGTGACCTGGAAAAAGAAAGAGAGGAATAGAATATGGATTTATCACTTTTTAGCAATTATGCGGTGGCGGTCATTGTAGGCATTTGCTTGATTATAGGTTACATAACAAAAAAGTGGGTGAAAGACCTGGACAACAAATACATCCCTACCATGGTGGCCATCCTGGGAGCGGCACTTAACATCTGGATTGCGGGAAGTGTAAGCCCGGAAATCATCCTGGCCGGGGCCTTTAGTGGCCTTGCAAGTACAGGCCTGCACCAGGCGTTTAAGCAGCTCATAGAGGGTAAGCAGTAATTGCGATATAGCAACTTGTGACGATACTAACTATCATGGCTCAGGATACCCCTGGGCCTTATTTTTTAACAGGAGGAAGGACATGAAATCAATAGACAAGGTTTTATCCATTGCCCGCCAGGAGATTGGATATCTGGAGAAACGCAGTAACAGCCAGCTTGACAGCAAGACCGCCAATGCCGGCAGCAGCAATTACACCAAGTATGCCAGGGACCTGTATCCATCCCTCCAAGGGCAGCCGTGGTGTGATATGTTTGTGGACTGGTGCTTCACCCAGGCATTTGGACAGGTGACGGCCAGACAACTCCTGGGAGGCGGTTTTTCGGCCTATACCCCTACGTCCGCCCAGTATTATAAGGACAGAGGCCGGTACCATAAGGATAACCCCCAGCCAGGAGACCAGATATTTTTTAAAAACTCCCAGCGCATCTGCCATACAGGTATAGTCTATGAGGTCACCATGACCAAGGTCAGGACCATTGAGGGCAACACCAGTGATGGCAGCGGGGTGGTTGCCAATGGCGGAGCGGTATGCTGTAAGGAGTACAGTTTGGATAACAGCCGCATTGATGGGTATGGACGTCCTGACTGGTCCCTGGTGGAGCAGCCGGAATATGAGGTGGGCTGGCACCATGACAGTAATGGCTGGTGGTATGCATACAGCACCACAGAGTATTACAAGGAGTGCTGGCAGGTTATAAACCATCACAAGTACTATTTTAATCCTGATGGATACGCCCTGACGGATTGGCATCAGGTTGACGGCAAATGGTATTATTTTGAACCAGAGTATGGCCATCCCCTGGAATGCGCAATGTATGTGGCACCGGACGGGGAGCAGCATATAGGGGAGTTTTAGTCCGTAAAAAATGACCACACAGTTGCGTTGGTGGTCTGTCCATGATATACTATTAATTGAATTGGGGGAGCGGTGGCAAGCCCGCCCTCCCCTGGTTCATTGTCCTGTCCCTTATGGGACTTTTTTAATTGTCCTCGATACCTTTCTGGGTATCGTCTATGAGTTTGTCCACCATTGTTTCGGCCCGCTCATATTCTTTGTTTTTAAGTGCTTCCTTCAAATCTTTCAAATCCTGTAGCAATCTCCGTAAGTAACTTTTAAATACGCTCATTTCCTCTGTCAAGTTCCTTTCCTCCTTATTGTTAAGGACCTTGCCTTCCTTAACTATATTCATTATACCATATTCGTACGAATAAAGCAATAGTAATTCGTACGAATATCAAGATTT